AGCATACCTTAATGCATCCATGATATGATCGTGCTTCTTCAATGGCTTATCCTCTCCCTGGTCAGCAGCTTTCGGATCCCATGAATATGATTGAATGCATTCGCGCAAAGTCTTACAGCCTTTATGGATCACTAGATTCTTGCCAGAAACGAATTTAGAGACAACCTTAATCCCTTCAACGATGTCGTTCTTTGCGTCTAGGACGGGCAAGTCTCGGTGCCTAAGCTCCGCTTTGAGGCTTGCTGCTGATGGATCAACGTAGATAGCCTGGATGCTCTTATAACCGATAAAGTTTTTGATATCGTCTCCAAGTTCCGCATCAGTCTTCTGGCGCCCTTTTTTGACTGAGTCGTAATAATACTCTTCTTCAACACGGATCTGCGGCCATCGAGTAGGCGATATAGCCAATAGACAAGCTGCTGTTGCGTTGCTGGTTCCGTAATCGATTCCAATAACGTAATAGTTCGGAGGATTGAACGGTTGCTCGTATTCATTTTCTTCGTCATAGCTGTCATAGATTAGCCCGTGTGAGACTGCCCATTCACCAAGGATGTATCGCTTATACCACATGCCAGTATATTCCTTTTTAAGATCCTCTTTGTATTTGGGATCAAGAGATGGATTGTCATCTAAAGTGAAATTCCAATAGATCAAATCTAATTCATGCGACCGATCGATGAACTCTTTCTTAAGCCAGTGGTGTGGACCTTCTGGATTGCACGTTGCCAACAACTGTGCGCCTTTAACGGAGAGCCGTGATAAGAGCATCTTCCAGAAAGGGAGGGGGACGTCAGTCGCTTCATCAACATAAGCAAAGGCCAAAGTTGACCCTTTGATTCTACGGACCGCACCTTCATCATCAGCTCCGACAAAGTAGATATGTCGGCCATAAAGCTTGGTCTGTGTTGTTTTACTTGATGGCAGAGGAAACCCCAAAAACTTGTACAGCTGTATGAGTACATTTCTTTGAATCGCATCGCGGTTAACTCCTATGATCATACAATCGCCTGCAGGGCCATTGGCGAGTAGATCGGTTAGTTTGAGGATTGAAGAATAGGTTTTGCCAGCGCGTACAGAGCCGACCCAGATGTTAAACCGTTTCGTCGATTGCTGGTATGATAGAATCTGCTTGGGACTTAGAGGCATTTGGCCTTTCGTCAATGATTATTTTGGGAGCATATGGCATGAATTCTTTTAAGAGAAGTTTTTCTGTTTGGGGAAAGTGGTCAGAACATTTGTCGCATTTCCATACAGAAAGAAAACGATAGCTCTTGGCATTACACATAGGCACACAGCGGATTTTGCACACCCATCTTTGCTTTTTCAAATCAGGGATAACACTGACAATAGGTTGTCTAAATTCCCCGCTTCCCCAATAGGGGCAGGCTTCGTCTGCAATCTGAGAGAAGTCAAATGCTTCATATTTTGGAAATGAGGTCGTTGGGAGGCACGACAAAGGGAATTTCTTCTTCTTGGGCATTTAGACTTTCGTTTAATGACGCATGCAATTCTTTTAAAGGATCATCATTTGGCTGTAAATCTTTTTTTAGCGTGGCGTGAATTTCTTGCAACTCGCCATCATTAGGAGGTAAATCATTAGCCTTACGACCCTGGCCGCATCTCTCTTCGCCTAGTATTTTTAGCATGGTAGTATTGCCTGCCATCGCAGAGGTGAATTGCCGAACGAGGATCATTCCTTGACCATCTTCGTCTCCCATGGGCTGTACATCACTAAAATGACACCCATATTCCAGCTGGAACCGTCTATAGAATGTATTAGGATGCATACGAAAGTGCGCTGCAATCTTAGCCCCACTCGCCGCTGAACGCATAGCCGTCTCAACGTATTTCCAGTCTATTGGCTTTTCATAGCGTCCAAAAGATTCGCTTGAAATGTCAGGATCGAGCTTATGAGGCATTATTCTCCCTCAATTTCTTGGGAATCTGATAAATCAAATTCCCAAAAAATCAGGACGTAATGAATGTCATTTTCTATATTATATTTAATATGTTTAACTTTTGCACATCCAGTATGAGTCATAAGTCCGATGCAGTCGGAATATTTTTTATTAGCTATACTAGACAAAGCGGCATTTACGTTTTTTTCTATGTTGTTCGGACTCCCCACAATTAATTTTACTTTCATTTGATCCCCAAGTTTCTCATAATCCTATGATCCATATCGTTGAATGGAACAGGTAGCCAATCTCTACTTTTCTTTTTGCTTGGTTTGAAGAATCTAATTATTATACTAGCTTCTCGTTTGATATATTCTATTGTGAATCTTTCGTTCATTACCATTTAATTTGCCTTCCGTTTAACTTTACAATAACATCCTTACTTAATTTATTTCTATATTTGATCCATCGATCAACAATAATATCGCAGTAAGCGGGATCTAGTTCAATGCCGAAACATTTGCGATTGAGCATTTCACAGGCGATTAGGGTTGTACCTGAACCTAGAAACATATCGCAAACTACGTCTTTCCCGTTGCTTGCATGATTAATAATATGACTTATTAATTCGATTGGTTTCATGGTTGGATGTAAATCACATGATGCAACTTTTGTGAAATCCCATACATTATGTGCATGTCCTTTTTCTGGAAAATTGAAGACATGTTTCCCACGGGTTGCATAACAACACAATTCAGAGGCATGTGTCCAATGTCTTTTTGAAAGAGATGGCATAGGATTAATCTTTTTCCAAATACAATAGTTATGATGCGAAGACCACTCTTTCATCCATTTCCATATATCGCCTGCCAAATGGGGTGAAGTAAAAATATAAACAGAAATATTTTTTGGTAACCACGAAAGAGATGAATCAAGAAATTTGGTGATGTCGAAATTTTTATCCCAAGAACTTTCTTTCAATTTCTTTGCCATTTTATTATTGGTATTTTGCGCATGAATATTATTTTCCGACGCCAAATTATAAGGAGGATCGGTCAGCATTAAAATCGGAGTCTCTTTCTCCAATAAAGATGCGACAGTGTCGGGGCTAGCAGAATCACCGCAGATAAGCCTATGCGAATCCAAGTCATAAACATCTCCCAACTTCGTTTTAGGATTCTTCGGTGGTTCTAGGATTTCGTTATCCGGTTCAATTGGCTCGATCTCTGTAACATCAAGATTCAGCTCTTCAGCAGTGAACCCCCAATCGACTAAATCGCTTAAATTCCACTCGTTGGCCAATAAATCATAGTCCCACTCCCCCACATTCTTATTGCTGCGGATGAGATACTCTTTGCATTCATCTTCGGTGAGCATTCGGCTAGGCACACGTACTTCGCATGTATCCCACCCCTTATCCTTCATAGTCTGAACGCGCATGTGTCCAGCGAGGATAGTATTGTCTTTGTTTATGGCAATGATCTCGACGTAGCCGAATTTACCAAAAGATGTGGCCAGCTGTTGCGCCTGGTCTTTTGTCATCGTGCGCGGATTATTTTGGAATGGCTTGAGATCTTCTAGTTTACGCATTTCGGTATGCCAAGTGATTTTTACAGGAGATTTTGCCATTATTTTAATCCCATCAATATAAGGAATATGAACGTGGGGTCGATTTCGCAGTAAGCAACGGATTGCACCCACTTAGATAAAGCCACATCTAACCCTCCAATTCCGCTGAACAGCGACAAACCATTTAACATTCGAAAATTAGAAAATTAGTTTTTGATTTGTTGATTATTTCTTTTTTTTCTTGCCGATTTCTGGATATCGTCGATGGACAGCTTCGCGTATTGCTTCTGGATTTTTAGCGAAATGAGCTCGAGCTAATGCGTTTCTGGCATGTTTTTTATCCCCGATCGGATATGTATGTTTAGGGCCCGCATAAGATGCCGATTTGTGTTTGAAGGCACCTGACATGCCAGGCTGATGTCGAATTTCCGACAGCTTGCCTTTTGCCATTTTAGGATGAGTTTTAGCTTTTGTGACTTTTGCCATTTTTGACTTTTAATTTATGATAGGCTTTGATTTCAGGGTCACGGACTTTTTCATCGAAATTCGCGAGTCGCATATTTGCATGTTCGGCTTTTTTAAGAATTTTTTCTGCTTTGCGAATAGGCTTGGTAACTTGTCTCCGCATTTTTCGATCCATGATTATCTCGCATGACGAGCTTTGCTCAAATTTTTACGATCAACTTCTTTATCATGTTTTGTGATGTGTTCTTTTTTATGATGTTCACCATCATGTTCATGAGCTTTCATGTGTTCCATTGCTTTTTTCATGTGACTCAATGCTTTTTTGTGATGCATATATTCCCTCGTGGTTAGGTTATATCCTAAGCAATAGCAAATAATATTTATTTTAAGAAGCCGTTTTTATAAATCGCATGCATTTTGTTTAGATTTTCAGAAATGTTTTCAACGTCTGATAATAATTGTTCTGTTGCACTAGGGGTAAAGCATTTGCAGGAAAGAAATTCAGGACTAAAAAAATGAATTTCCATGCCATCCCATTCACAGCATTCATGTTTTGTCGCTTCGATAATTTTCGCGCGAACTTCTTCGGGAGTGTATT